CGCTAAAAAGACCCTAAGTTCCTTCGCTTTTAAGCAAGAGTTTATGGCTTCTTTCACCAATGCGGGTTCTGACATCTTCAAGGGAGAGTGGATCAAATACGGGGTTAAGCCTGAACATGGAAGCTATTACATCGCTGTTGACTTGGCAGGATTTGAGGAAGTTGCCAAACAAGCGGCTAATTCTAAGAAACGTTTGGACGAGTCTGCTATCTCGATAGTGAAGGTGACAGACGATGGAAAGTGGTTTGTTGAGAAGATAGAACACGGGAGATGGGATATTCGTGAGACTGCCTCTAAGATTCTGATTGCCATTAGAGACTACCGACCCCTTAGTGTGGGGATAGAGAGGGGGGCGCTAAAGAACGCTGTTTTGCCCTATCTAAGCGACCTGATGCGAAAGAACAACACTTTTGCTCATATCGTAGATTTGACCCACGGGAATAGAAAAAAAGCGGATCGAATCATCTGGGCTTTACAAGGAAGGTTTGAGCATGGCAGAATTGTGTTAAATTCGGAAGAAGATTGGGATGAGTTCGTAGACCAGTTAATCCTTTTCCCCGCACAAGGGGTTCACGATGACTTGCCTGACTCCCTTAGTTACATTGACCAACTTGCTGTCACTTCGTATATGGAAGAAGATGACTCCGAGGAGTGGGAACCAGTAGATATTATTAGTGGGGTATAAGAATGGATGCGGCTTTAACAAAGATTTTGCAAAAGGCTTCTGATAACCCAGAGTATCAGACGCTTGCGAATTACTTGATGAGCCGTAGATCAATGCCTCAAATGCAAAGAGAGTTTCTTGGGGACAATACTTTAGGTTCTTTTGTAACGCCAGGTTTTTTTAGTTCTGGGAAAGTGCCAGATAGAGGTATTCTAAAAGTAAATAGGAATGCCGAATACCAAGACCCAAGTACAGTTGTGCCTACAGTTACCCATGAAATGACTCATGCCGCTGAAAGACAACTGATTAAGCAATATTACGAAGTTAAAGCAAAACGAGATAAGAGTGAGCTTGAAACACAATTTATGAATAATTTTCAAAAGATTATCGGTTCAAGTAAACCAGAGATTGCGAATTGGTTAAAAAGTGTTGCCCCTGATTTTGCCAAACAAGGTGAAGGTTATCGTTCAACAAGCACAGAAGGATTGGCGTTTGGGTTGCAAAATGCCGCATTTGAAAATACTGGATCACAAAGATTTGCTCCAGAGCATATTGATCCTACAATCGCAACATCTTTAATGCTTTTAATAGACCAAGCTCAAAGAGTACAAAATCAACAACCTGCTGCTCAAGGTAGGTAAAGGACAATCATGGAATATCAAGAACCAACCGAGTCCGACAAGGAAATAGTTAACTTTGTTGTTAACCATTGTGATCGTTGGAGGGATTGGAGAGATGTTAACTGTCTTGATGATTGGCTAGAGTACGAGCGTATCTTCAATGGTGAGTGGGATGTCCAAGACAAGACAAGGGACTCTGAAAGAAGCCGTATCGTTACCCCCGCTACCCAACAAGCCGTAGAGACACGCCATGCCGAGATCATGGAAGCAATCTTTGGTCAGGGTGAGTTCTTTGATATTCAAGACGATATTCGTGATGTCAATGGTAGTCCTTTAGATGTTGCTGCCATCAAAGCACAACTCATGGAAGACTTTAAAGTAGACAAGATTCGCAAGTCTATTGACCAGATTGAGTTGTTGGCTGAGATTTATGGTACTGGCATTGGTGAGATTGTTGTCAAAACAGAGAAAGTCTATGTTCCTTCTACTCAGGCAATACCTGGTCAAATAGGTCAAGCCGCTATCGGAGTAGTAGAACAAGACCGAATCGCAGTCAAGATTGTTCCTGTTAACCCCCGTAACTTCCTGTTCGACCCTAACGGAACATCTATTGATGACTGTATGGGTGTGGCTATTGAGAAGTATGTCTCTATCCACAAGATTGTTAAAGGTCAAGAAGAAGGTATCTACCGCAAGGTAAAGGTTGGTACTGACTCGATGGACACGGACTTAGAGCCTACACAAGAAGTCTCCCAGTACGAAGATGACAAGGTAAAACTACTTACTTACTATGGCTTAGTCCCTCGTGAGTACCTAGAACAGTTGGAAAACGAAGATGGTGAAGTAGAAGATTTCTTCCCTGATGACACTATTCAGGACGAGTATTCCGATCTAGTTGAGGCTATCGTAGTGATTGCCAATGATGGTGTTCTTCTGAAAGCAGAAAAGAACCCATACATGATGAAGGATAGACCGATTCTTGCTTATCAGGATGACACAGTTCCTAATCGCTTGTTGGGTCGTGGTACTGTTGAGAAGGCTTACAACTCACAAAAGGCTATTGATGCCCAAGTGCGTAGCCACTTAGATTCTCTAGCGCTCACAACTAGCCCAATGATGGCTATGGATGCTACTCGCCTTCCTCGTGGTGCTAAGTTTGAAGTAAAGCCAGGTAAAGCAATCCTGACAAACGGCAATCCCAATGAGATTCTGTTCCCGTTCAAGTTTGGCAATACTGATGGTTCTAACCTGACAACTGCTAAAGAGTTTGAGCGTATGCTTTTGATGGCAACAGGAACACTTGACTCTCAGGGAATGATTACTGCTGTCTCTAGGGATGCGGGTCAGGGTGGTATTTCGATGGCTACAGCCTCGATTATCAAGAAATACAAGCGTACCTTGGTGAACTTTCAAGAGGATTTTATGATCCCCTTCATCACCAAAGCCGCTTATCGGTATATGCAGTTCGACCCCGAGCGTTACCCTACTGTGGACATGAAGTTTATTCCCACGGCTGCACTTGGAATCATCGCTAGAGAGCATGAGCAACAACAATTCATTGCGCTTTTGCAGACTCTTGGCCCAAATACGCCTGTTTTGCCTATCATTCTGAAGGGAATCATGGCTAATTCATCTCTGTCTAACAGATTTGAGTTGATTCAGATGTTGGATGAGATGAGCAAACCTGATCCACAAGCACAGCAGATGCAACAAGCACAGGCTGAGTTGGCTATGCAAGCGGCACAGGCTCAGATTGCTGTTCAAACTACACAAGCAGAGCAAAATCGTGCTGAAGCTGCTAAATTGTTGACTGAAACACAGTTAATGCCTCAAGAAGTCCAAGCTAAAGTGATTGCATCAACCACTAAAAATCTACCAGAAGGCAATGAGTCTGCTGAGTTTGATAAACGGGTGAAAATTGCTGAATTGATGCTTAAAGAAGAAGACATTAAGAACAAAGGAAAGATTGTTCAGATGCAGATGGCAGAAAAAGCTAATCAGAGCAAAAAGGATGAAGACTTCCTTAAAAGCATCATAGGTGATTGATGGACGCCAAAAAAATATTGCTGTCTGGCGCATCAACTGAGGCAAAACTGGCAGCTATTGCCATTTTACTTGGTAAAGAACTGCCTGAAATCCGAGCAAAAGTCTACGAAGTTAAGAAGCTACAAGGTCCACAAGGTGAACGTGGTGCTAATGGCAAGGATGGTCTTGACGGAAAAACTGGACCGCAAGGAAAAAACGGTGTTGATGGTCGTGACGGCAAGGATGGCAAAGACGGTGACGATGGAGACACAGGTATTTCTATCGTTGGGGCAAAGATAGACTTTGATGGCTCTTTAATTCTGACATTTTCTGACGGCACTATTACTAACGTAGGTGAAGTTGTAGGTGAGCGTGGCGCTTCTGGTTTGACAGGCGCACAAGGACCAACCGGACCAACTGGCACTACTGGTCTGACTGGACCAACAGGTGCTACTGGACAGATTGGACCTACTGGAGCTACAGGAATTCAAGGTCCGACAGGCCCTCAAGGTTTGCAAGGTATACAAGGACCAACAGGTCCACAAGGCGTTCAAGGCATACAAGGTATACAGGGTGATCAAGGTATCCAAGGCCCGACTGGAGCTATTGGACCTACAGGTCCTACCGGAGCGACTGGTCTAACCGGTGCTACTGGACCTACTGGCTCTACTGGATTAACTGGACCAACCGGACCTACAGGAGCTACCGGCTTAACAGGGGCAACTGGTTTAACTGGTGCTACAGGTTTGACTGGTGCTACAGGTCCCACAGGAGCCACGGGTTCTACCGGACTTACTGGACCAACTGGTCCAACGGGTGCTACAGGAGCAACTGGTCCTACGGGAACAAGTGGCCCAACTGGTCCTACTGGTCCACAAGGGCAAGGCATCATAATTAAAGGTGCTGTTGCTACAGTTGGCGATTTACCATCATCAGGAAATACGGCTGGTGATGCTTATATTGTTGAATCCACAGGAAATTTGTATGTTTGGAACGGAACATCTTGGACAGATGCTGGTCAGTTAGTTGGACCAACTGGACCAACGGGTGCTACAGGTCTTACTGGCGCAACTGGTCCGGCAGGTGCTGTAGGTCCAACGGGACCAACTGGCTCAACTGGTTCTACAGGCGCTATTGGTCCAACTGGCGCAACAGGTACTACTGGTAATACGGGATTAACCGGACCAACTGGTCCAACAGGGGATGTTGGCCCTACCGGTTCCATTGGGCCAACAGGTCCAACTGGTATGATAGGACCTACAGGAGCTATCGGTCCTACAGGTGCTACTGGAGCAACAGGATTAACCGGTCCGACTGGGCCACAAGGTAATATCGGTCCTACTGGACCACAGGGTATCCAAGGTATCCAAGGCATACAAGGTATTCAAGGGCCAACAGGTCCAACGGGTAATCAAGGTCCAACAGGTTCTACAGGGCCAACAGGTGCAATAGGACCAACAGGTGCGGCTGGCGCAGGTTTGCTTAATCTTGATGGCGGGTATCCCAACAGCGTGTACGGCGGAGTTAACCCAATAGATGCAGGTGGTGTGTAATGACAGTTCAAATTCAAATTCGCAGAGGAACAGCCGCAACATGGACTTCGGTTAACCCTTTATTAGCAGAGGGTGAGCTTGGTGTTGAGCTTGACACGGATAAGTTCAAGATTGGTGATGGCACAAGCAATTGGAATTCTTTGCCTTACGCTACTGGCCCGACAGGACCAACTGGCCCCACCGGACCCACCGGACCAACGGGAGCTGCCTCAACAGTAGTAGGTCCTACGGGTCCTACGGGTCCAACAGGATTAACGGGACCAACAGGACCCACAGGAGCAGATTCAACAGTTGCTGGTCCAACAGGTCCTACGGGAGCAACAGGTTTGACTGGGCCGACAGGTCCCACAGGTGCTACAGGACTGACAGGTGCTACTGGACCGACTGGGGCTACAGGTCTTACAGGTCCAACAGGACCGACTGGAGATACTGGAGCGATAGGTCCGACTGGCCCGACTGGTGATACTGGTGCGGCGGGTCCGACAGGGCCAACTGGGGCAACAGGCTTGACCGGACCAACTGGGCCTACAGGAGCAACAGGTCTTACGGGCGCAGAAGGACCTACTGGGCCGACAGGTGCAACTGGTTTGACAGGACCTACAGGACCGACAGGATCCACGGGATTGACTGGTCCTACTGGACCTACGGGTCCTACTGGCCCAAGCATTACCGTTCAAGATGAAGGTTCAACACTTACTACTGCATTAACTAGTTTAAACTTCACAGGTACAGGAGTTACAGCGACAAA